TTAAATCCCGCCCGATGCCGTCAGTTTAGTAAAGCCTGATGCCAGTGCCTCGGCCAGCGCGAGCATGAATCATGCTGAAATCGCGGTAGACAAGATAACCAAGTGCGTCATTCATGTGATCATAACCCGCATCTTTATCAGGATCACCGGCCTCGGTATAGCTCTGCAGCTCTAAACATTCGATCGTTCGTTTGCATTTTGCGGCGACCTGCAACCTGACTTCACCCTTTCCGTTTTCCAACAAAGCTTGAACAGAAGCCACCCGATCGCGGACGGGAGGGTTGGCCTTTGGGGATTGATTGCTGAAGCCATAGGACTCAAGGATCTGGATGTCAGTGCGCGAGGCGTTCGTGCTTCTATTTCCGCCAGATGCGTCAGGGTAGGCGTAAACCTGGCGTCCATCAGCGCGGCGTTGTATTTCTTGGGCCATGGCGTCGGTGTCATGCGCACCGCTGATCTCGTCGATCAGGAGAAGGTTGTTCCCAAGACGCACACCGATGACTGCTGACATGTTTCCGATATTGAAGTCAACGCCGACGCGAAGAGGCTCGTTGCTGACATCAGGAATATCGGTGATTACATGTTTGGCGCGATCAAAACGGTCATAAACCTGACCGGTTGTGAGGTTGCAAAATTGGCCTTCTAGATAAGCCTTCAAAAGGCTCGGGTCGTAGTTGGCTTGCAGTCGCTCGATGAAGTCTGGGGGCAGATGTGGATTATCCGCCGTGCGCATTCTAATTAGCTTGCGATCAGAACGCTGCTGTGCTTCTTCTGTGCCAAACGTGTTCCACATCCAACGAAAACCTTCAGGCGTTGATGCAGCGGCAAACTGTCGCACGTTGCCAGCACGAAGGCGCCCAAGAATTTTTGGGAATGCTTTGTTGGCAATTGATGGAGGCACCGTATCGATTTCATCCGCAAGACACCACGCGGCGTTGATCCCGATGCAGCGCGTCCAATTCTCGAAACTACGGCAAAGGATCTTTGTATCGCCGCCCGGAAGATGTAGGACATATTCAGCCAAAGGAGATGCCCTGAAGCTGTAAGGAATTTCATAAGCCTCAAGGAAATCGTCAAAATCGTTTTGCCAAATATCACGGATCAGTGGGCCTGTTGGCTCCATGACAATGCCAATAAAACCTTGATTGGCTACCGCTAAGGCCACAGCCTTGCTAGCTAACGATCGCGTTTTCCCAGCCCCATAGCCCGCAGACAGGCCAATAATTTCTGTTGTTTGATCTTCTACAAAAGCAAGCTGGCCAGGGTGTAAATCGCCTTTGATTCTGTTGAGAATATCTTCAGTCGTTTTTTGGTCCGGCGGCTCAGCAAATGCGAGGAGTCGTGTCGGCTCGCAAAGACCTGTTAACAACGACATCAGTGCATTTCAAAACGCAAAAGCTTGGCTTGAGTCTCTAAAGCCTTAATTGCAGTTTGCAATTGATCGTCTTTACCTGCTCTCTTTTCATATTCCACAAGGCGTGCGATTGCAGCAGCTAACCACTGGGGCCGCTCAATCTCTGAGTCCTCTTGAATCAACTGACGAGCGCGTGCGATGTATTCATCAGCCTGCCGATCAGCAACACCCCACTCATCCGCGGCGTATTGCAGGATAGAAAAGCGAGAATACGACTTGATCAAAAGTTGATAAACAGTATTAACGCGGTGTTGGATTTCAGTGTTGGTTGACTTCTTACCCATGCCCTGAAGTTAACAGGGGAACGATGAGATGGTAGCTCAATCCAGCTCCCTGTTAGAGGTCAGTTGCTCGGCACCTCTTTGACGGTGTAAGAAAAACCGCACTCCGTTGCAGCGGTTTTAAGCGCACTCAATTCATCTGTGTCGTAGGCGTAGTCATACCACTCCTCCACCGTTCCAGAGAAAGCGGTGACAACGTAGGTAATCCCAGCAACCATGCTGAGTTTGAGAAGATTGTCTGCTTCTAGCTTGTCCTGAGTTCTTTCAAACTCTTCAAACAGGTTAAGCATTGTGTGATGATAATCCATAAAAAGTTACTACAGTGTGGGGTTTAAAAAGCTGCGGTCAAAGGTCCATAGAGAGGGTTTCTCCGTGGACAGTACCAAGTTCGTTGATGTAGTCCTGGAAGTGCTCGTAAAGCCCTTCGTAGTCATCAGCTTCTTGGACAGTCATTAACTGGTGGAGTGCTTCGCGGATCTGAAGGGCACGTTCCAGGCGTTGGAGTTCGGTCATTGGTGTAATGCAGGGATGCGGGTGGTCTTTACCCGTGGTAAAATACTACAGTACAGACACGGAAACGTCAATGAGACTAAATCGCTTCACGCTCCAGGAACTTCACCTGCTCTCTGACTCCTTGTACTGGGAGTTCACAATCTTTGAAAAAAGCGGTTGGGCTGACACAGCGCGTGCCCGGCAACTAGAAACGCTCCAGGGAAAGATTCACGAATACATGGAAACTAGGTATGAGCCCTCTTAGACGTAGGGCCACGCCAGTTGTGTGTCAGATGCGTAAACGTCCTCATCGTTTATGTCGATGGGGCGTTCTGCCACGTAAGCGTTGAACAATTGCTTCAAACGTTCCAGGGGAATCCTTAAAGACTTGGCCTGTTTGGCCACGTTCATCTGTCCCGTGTAGAGACGCTCCAGGGCTTTACCTAATTCTTTAGGGCTTGCTGGGCCGTATAAAGGTTCATTCTCTCTAACCATTGACACTCTGCCCCACGTAATTCTAACTCACTGAGCAAGCGCACCTGCGGTGCTCCGCTGCGCCGGGCTACTACAACCGCACCACACTTAGGTTTTAACCCAGTCAGGTGCTGCAATCCCAAGGAATACGCTCCGGTTTGGCAGATGTAATTAGCCAACATTTCTTCACTGCGAGCGTTAACGCTGGTTTTCCAGTCAGCAACGCAAAGCGTCCCGTTTACGTCAAGTAAAGCGTCAGCCGTTCCAGCCCAACCGCGTGGGTCATATATAGAAAACTCGATGGCATGAATAGCCGTTACGTTCTCTCCGATCCAAGACCGTAAACCTCGGGCGTACCCAGAGGCACTCCAGGGGACTCTAGGAGCCCCTTGAATGGCCTTCTCGATTGCCCAGGTGGTGATTCCTTTAGGAGTACGCTCCAAGCCGTCATCTCCAGTCCTCCAGTTTCCTCGCTTGTTTGCGCTATTTCTTGCCAGCTTTGCCGCCGTCTTGAGGACATACTCCGCGTGGTTGTGCGCCAAAGTGCCGCGCTCGCAAGCAACATCACGCTCCAGGGGAGCAGTGGGTCGTTCCAGCCATTTGTCGAGTGCATCTTTTTGCCATTGGGGTGAGGTTTCTTTGAGGATGTGTGTCACTGAGGCGTAAGACACGCCGGACTCATCGCGATACACACGGTGCGGACCAGAGTCATCACGTTCCAGGGTCCAGCGGCGTAAACCTGCTAGTGCGTTCTGCGAATCAGTTGCTTGCATCCACCAAATCCATTTGGTTCTTGAGCCAAGCTTTCTGCAATTGGTGAGCTTTGGGTTCTATTAAGTGCATTGAACTAACAATCCCAGTGATGTTGCCCACTGAGATTGAGACTCTTCCGTCTTCCAAAATTGTGGTGATCGTCTGAGGTAACGGTTTTTCGTAGTGACGATCAGGCATTTAACTCTTAAAGCTAGTTGAGTGTAGGCAGTAAAAAAGGGGCGATTACGCCCCGGAAACATGTTGTTTTAGTTGGCCTTGAACGGATTGTCCCCGGTCAATAAACGGCTGATGTCGAAGCCGCTGTCACGGGATTCGGTCCAGGCAGTTTCGATGTCGGCCTGTGCGCCTTTTTTGCGTGGTGCAGGGCGCAAGCTGTAGCGGGTTTCTAAGCCAACACCATCTTTTCCGAGGACAAAATCCCAGGCAAGCAGGTCGGCGTAGTCCTCCATTTGGCTGACTGAATCAAGTTCGTTGATCAGGCTCTTTTGACCGAGCTGCATGATCTGAACTGAACTGGTGTCGTAGTTGTAGACAGGCACGGCGATGGCGAACTTCACCTTGTCGGGTGCAGTGCCTTCACGGTTGAGACGGCGGCTGTAATCAGCGCCCATCTCTTCTTCAATGTCTTCGGGGCTTGGGTCTTCTGCAAAACGGAACGGCTTTGACTTGCCGTCGGTGGTTTCGCCCCAGCACTCGAAAAACTCAAGGGGCTGGTCGTCCAGAAGCGCAAAGCGGACGTTGCCGCCGGACTGGATTTTGGAGGGGTTGAGATAACCGCCGCCGCCACCGCCAGAAGCGGCAGATTTGTTCTTGTCTGAGATGAATGGCATGGTCTTGGTTGCTGTGGGCGTGTTGCCCTGTGCTTTTCTACTGTAGCAGGATGCCGACAGTGGTCAAGTGCGGTAGGATAAAAAACCCCAGAGCCGGAAGAGCTGCTGGGGTGGTTTGACAACCGACTTGACCCACACACTGTAGCAGATGCTTCTTGCTGATTTTGTTCTTACGTTGCCTAAAACTTGGGCAACCGCTCCGATTTATGCCGCTGGGGTAACGCTCCCAAACAAGAAAACGGCTTGTGGCAAATCTCCTCTTGGCCGCGCTTCAAGAGAAAACCTTTCACCTCAATGCACGGCTAATTATATAAAAGAAAACCCGGAGACATTCCGGGCCGTCGGTGTTTATAGCGGTACCCGTTCTGGTGGTTTGGTCATCTTTGACGTTGACCGCAAGCTTGCTCAGATTAAAGAAAAATGGGGTGATGACCTAGCAAAAGCGCCCTGCATTACGTCGCCTAGGCCCGATGCAGCCAAGTTTTTATTCATTGTTCCTAAAGAGGATCGGCTAAAAGTCGCCTCAATGAGCCACGTTGCTGCAGGGCAACAAGGCTGGGAAGTTCTTTGGGGTGCTCAGGGCGTTTTATGTGGCGCTTACAAGGAAAAGGGTGAGTACACGTTCCAGGGAGATGTGAACGCGATTCCGGAAGCTCCTGAGTGGCTTCTTGAGCGAATGCGGGAGCAGTACCGCAAGGTAAATCAAACCGATACCGCACGCAAGCTGCGCGATACGCGTTACACCAACCGGTCCAGGGAAGAAAAGATTGCGATTGCTGAAAGCTGCCTGAGCGTTATTGAGCCGCGCGGTGCTTTTAGTGAGCGGTTTTGGTGGGAGATCGGCGCAATGCTTCACAGCGAGCTGCCGAACCAGGATGGTTTAAAGCTCTGGGAACAGTGGAGCCAAAAAGATGCTGAATATGCAGAGCACTGGGAAAACGGAAACAACCCGTGTGCTGATCGCTGGGATGCCGGTTTCACGGGTGGTGGTCTTGGGTTTGGCAGTTTGATCATGGAGGCGGATTCGGTCGATCCAGATCGAACCCGATTTCAAAGGGACGGTCTTACACAACTGGTGGACGAGATCCAGGCAGCGCCCGCAAAATTCAAGCTCGACTTTTTAGGCCCTGAAGAGCTGGTCGCCCGTGGTCTTGAGATTGAAGAGACCTATGACAATCCGGCGTTTGCGGACCAGGCAAAAACAATCTTGGCCCAGGAAGGTGGACGCCAGCGCGAAGGTGCTGCTGCTATTGACCGGCTTCTGGACGCGCACACTACTTACGAGCGAAACCGTGGGTGTAAGCCTGCTGCTGTTGGGGAGTTGGACAACACACCGTTTGAGTATTTGATTCCGGGCCTTTTGCCCAAACCTTGGCTTCTTTTGATCCACGCTGATGGGGGCACGGGCAAGTCAGCCATGTGCCAGACGTTGTGTAAACACATCAGCCAAGGCATCCCGTTCAATGTTCACGGTGCAAACGTGCCAGTGGCTAAAGCCAAGTGCCTTTGGTTAAACGGTGATCAAAGTGAGCGAGTGCTTCGCTTTCAGTTTGAAGAAAGGGGCATGACCTCGAATGTCGATGTCATGGCTGAGTGGGACATGCAGTGGTATCGACAGTTTTGCAAGATCCAGGAGAGGGAGAAATATGCGCTTGTGGTGATTGACAGCCTTGATGGATGTAATGACTCCAACCCTTACGAGGAAAACCGCCGTGAATACGCTCACCCGCTAAAGCGGTTGGCTCGTAGGAACGGAAAAGATTTTCCGGCGTGTTCGATCATCGTGATCCATCACAACAACCGAAACGGTGGCTTTCGTGGCACAAGCGCAATAAGAGCTGCTGTGGACGAAACGTGGAACATGGTGAAACTGGACAGCAAACAGGTTGCAGAACTTGGCCTCACCTACAACAGCCGTCTAGTCACGGTTGAGAAGTCCCGCGATAACCGTGAGGACATGCGCCAGGTGTTCACACTGAAAGATGACTACACCTACGCCATTGGGCCTGTTCCTGAGCCCAAGGAAAGGTCAATCAAAGGCCCAGAGGGGTACAAGCTCGCGATGCTCAGCGAAATGAGGACAAACCGCAAAGCTTGGGCAGCTAAGGATTTTGAAGACCACGAAACCCTTGGCGGGGTTCACCGAAAGCGGGTCATCAAATACGCGCTTGAAAAACTTGAAGACCAAAAACTGATAGAGCGATGCGGGCCTCCTGAGGGCGCCACGTTTAAGGGCAGAAAACCTAATTATTGGCGGGCTGTCGGTACAGACGTTCCAGGTAAGTTCAGCACTCGCGCACGGGGGGCGTCTGTTTTAAGTAGTGTTAAAAGTGTAAACCCTTCTGCTGGAACGGATTTAAACGACAATGCAGATTGTCAAAAGCCTGCAATTGTCAAAAGTCCCCCAACTTCTGACCTTTTGACAAAACCTGACCTTTTGACAAAGTCGGTTGTCGTTAAGAAACCTTCCCCTGGAATGGATAAGGCTTTTGACGCGCCTGATCACAGACATAGGGTGTCACCTAGTGAGGCCGAAAGAGTGGACAGTTGGGACGTTTGGGATTGACGAAGTACTCATAGAGTGCTACATTGTTAACAGCCTTCACAAACTTGTGACTGAAAAACAAACACGTTGCACAATACAAACAGGACACCACTACGGTGGCGAGTTCTTTAGTAAATTGTGTGAAGCGGCATTGCTGGCTGACCCTCGTAATCGCTCCAGGATTCTGGACGCGTTTCCGGAGATCGTGTCTAAATATGGACCCGGCAGTGCTTTTTACAACGAGTACCTTTAATGAAAGAAATCACAGTTCGCATCCCCGAAGAAGTTTTGGCCCAGGTAGACAAAGAAGCCGGGTTAAAGCATGTATCGAGGGCGCAGTTTATCCGAGATCAGCTTGTTTTTAAAAACAGCAAAGCTGTCGGTGATTATGGTCCTAAAGACTTCCACACCCTGGTAAGTCTTGTTAGGCGTAGAACAGGTAACGGCATGGATAAAAGACAGCTAGAGAACGTTGTAGCTGTTGTATTTAATGAATTAGCTAGTTAATTCGCACACCACACATCAAGGGCCTGTGACTTCACCCATGTCTTCCCCCGCATCACATTCTTTTACGATCGGCGACGTCAAGGTTTACATCGGCTTTGAACATTTAGACAAAGTTCAAACGGCTGGATCTATCTGCTTTGACACAGAAACGCTCCAGTTACAGCCGGAACGCAACAAATTACGTCTTCTGCAGCTTGGTTCTGGTGTGCGTAATACTGTTGTCCTCATTGATTGCTTTGAGCTTGATGAAAGTGACTGGACTAAGCTCCGCAGCTTCTTCGGCAGTCCAGTCAGATACTGGTTGGCCCATAACGCTGTATTCGATCTTGGGTGGTTGCAAGAGCACGACATCTATCCGCATGGGTGGGTGCGCTGCTCCATGCTGGCCAGCCGACTTCTCACAAACGGGCTGCCTTTCCCGAAACACGGACTTGCGTACGTCGTCAAACGTTATTTAAAAAGAGAGCTATCTAAAGAACAGCAGAGATCAGACTGGAGTGGTGCCTTAACTGATGAACAGCTTAGGTACGCCGCTAATGATGTAATTGCTTTAATGCAGCTAGATAATATTCTTGATCACGAAATAGGTAAGCATAAACTCAAAAGTGCTTATGCTCTTGAGTGTCTTGCGCTGCCTGCAATGGCTCAGATGTGGCGCACGGGTTTACCCTGGAACGCTGCTAATCTGCAGCAACGGAAAGAAGACTATGAAGCAGATATAAAAGCTTTAAAAAAGGACTTTATTCTGCAACTTGACCATGCTTTGCCTGAGGGTAAAAAACTACCTAGAGACAAAGATGGTTCTTTTAATTTACGTGCTAGAGACGAGGGTAGACTAAGAGATAAAACTAAAAAATATAAAGGTTTTAATCTTAATAGCCCCCAACAACTTATGGAAAAACTGACAGATATTTTACACGAAAAACCTAAAGATGCAAACGGCAAACCCAGTGCATCGCGCCAGGTCTTGCGTACTTATGCCGCAGATCATGAAGTTATTCAGATTTATTTGGAATGGAAAAAAGCAGACAAACGCCGCCAGATGATTAACTCTATCCAGGAAAAAATGAATGACGACGGTTTTGTACGTGCCAGCTACATGCAACTTGGTGCGGAGTCGGGGAGGATGTCTTGCATTAAGCCAAACAACCAGCAGATTCCTCGTGATCCACAGTTTCGTGGGTGCGTAGAAGCGCCAGAGGGGTACCTCTTAGTAGACGCTGACTTTGGTCAGATGGAGTTAAGGCTTGCGGCTGCTATAGCAAAGGATGAACGCATGATCTCTGCGTTCCAACGTGGTGAAGATCTTCACACCGTTACCGCCGAAACTATTGGGTGCAGCAGACAGATAGCCAAGTCTGCAAACTTTGGTTTGCTTTACGGCTCAGGGGCGAAGGGGCTGCGTAACTATGCCGGTGGCTCAGGCATCACCATGTCGGTTGAGACTGCTGCCGAAATCCGTACAAATTGGCTGGATGCTTTTTCTGGGATTGCTAAGTGGCAACAGCAGATGGCAAAGGAGTCACAAGACAGTGAAGGGTATAAGTGGGCCGAGACTCGGATTTTGGTTTCTGGTATGCGCCGCTATTTACAAGGGGATATGAACCGGCTGACTGTTCGCTGCAACACACCGATCCAGGGGGCTGGCGCGGCCATTCTTAAACGCGCCCTTGGCAAGCTTTGGCCCTTGGTTCATCAGGCAGGTGAAGAGACAGTGCGGATTGCAGCCGCAGTACATGACGAAATTTTGTTGCTGGTGCGTGAAGATGCTGCTGAAGAGTGGGCCGCTTGTCTAAAACAGGTGATGGAGGAGGCTGAAGCCAAGTGGTTGGGGGACATCCCTGCATTAGCTGAGGTTTCTATCGGTAAAACCTGGATGGAGACCCATTGAAGACACGCGTTTTTTCTACAGCTAAAGGATGGTGCTGCTCAGGCCCTGCAGGGCTAACGTATTACACACATCTAACTGGGGCGATGGATGCCGCGTACCGGCAGACAAATAGCGATGGAGCGTCTAAACAAAGCAATTCAAACCGCAGTTACCGGTGATTTGCAAAGAGCAGCCATGTTCTTAGAACGTGCCAGGGAAGTTAGGGCAGGTTGCACAAAGCAGCGTGCTCAGTCTCGTCATGCTCAAGCAACTGCTTGGAAAAAGAAAGCCGACTCCCCTTTAGTGTGGTAACATATTTGTAGTAATCTAGAGTTTATGGCTTTGCGCCACGGCAACAAAACATATTTTCAGATTCTTTTGGATCCCCATCGAGCAGAGTTAGTGCAGCTTTTGGCTAAAGCACAAAACAAACGTGCAACAGCTTGGATGCGGGATACCATCTACGCGCGTTTAGAAGCAGAGTGGCCTGAACAGACGTATAAAGACGCTGCAGAAAAAGATGCTTTGCAGTGGCAAAGATCCGTACATCGTCGCGCTGATGGAAAAATTAGATAAGCTATGAGATTTAAAATACAAACGCACCAGGATGCTCCACTTTACTTAGCGGCTTTGTACCAAAACCCTAGGCAAACGTGTCTTTTTACTCCTTTTATAGAAGACGCCTGCAGCTATACAGACAAAAACGCAGTTTTAGATGCAGCCCGTAAGTTAAAAGTCTTGTTTGATATCGATGCTCTAATACTTAAATCATCTGAAAAGTAATTTTATATGGAATGCCGCAAGTGCGGGACTAAAACCCGTGTTACTAAAACCTGCAACGATTTTTCAGATCATATTCGACGCTATCGCAGGTGTCCTGCCTGTGGTCACACCTTTGCTACCAAACAACCTTTTGAACAGATTTTTGAAAGCGTTCACAGGCACTATCAGGTCTACGAATCGGCCGACATTCTTAAAATGAGACAGCTATTTTTTGATGAAGGGCGCTCATCAAAAGAAATTGCTGAAGTTTTTGGTTGCTCGGTTAGCTGGGTTAATAAGGTTGTTAAAGGCAAGGCTTGGGCAGACTTATAAAAAGACAAAGCCCAATGGCTTTACAACTATTTGACACGTCTCTATAACTGCGATGAGACCAACCCTCAGTAACTGAGTCATGGCCCCTGTGAACATGAATTGGACGACTCAGCCTCAGCGGCAGATCGACCTAGCTAAGGCGAGGGTAGATGCGACGTTGCATGAGTCTGCTCCAAAGCTGACCACGCTAGAAAAAGCTCTTAGGGTTTCTGCTCTCCGCCAGAGAGCACAGCCTCAAGTAAAGAAATTTGGCCTATAGCTTGCTTCAGCAGCTTTCCTTGATGCCATTGCTGACGGGCCATCGCAACGCATAACTGAGACAAGACATCAACGTTGTCACAGTCTTCGATGGATCTTACTGACCGCTCAAGGGTCAATTCCTCTTCCAGGCTCGGCTTGACCACCATCCAATCGAAACTGTTCAAGGGCTCGTTTTTCACTGGCGTAAATCCCCTCTCTAAACCGAATGTAATCATGCGCGGCAGGGATTAGCCACTCATTTATTTTTAAACAAGCTTCGATATTGACGGGCTGGATGCAGTTCATAACGACTGTGGTCCAGAAGGCACTTATATATCCCCAATTCACAAGTCGTCCACCAAGATTACCCAACCCGTGCCAGGGCCATCAACCTGCCAACGCGGCCTGAACTCTGATTGCCTTACCTCTACTCGCTCGCCTGCAGCACTTGAATGCCCTCCACGAGCTAGGTCAATTTTTCCTTTTGGGTCATTAATTACCCAGCCAGGATCGCTGCTGTTTTTACCTGTGTAGCCCGTCAAAACCACCCAATGACCACATCCATTCCCACTACACATTGGTGACTCGCCGCGTAGCAGGTCGCCCCGGTGCATAATTCCTGCAAGGGCCACTCTGCCCATTTCAATTTCCATCTCGATCATTTCTTCGTCACCATCAGTCCGAAACTCAGCGTTCAACCCCAAACTCTTAAGCGTTTTTATTTGTGCCTCAACAGAGGTCGAATCCCCAAACTTGTCACGGATTTTGTTGTACTCATCATCTGTCTTGACGCGCGAAAAATGCGCTGCAGCCATTGCGGCTGCACTTGAGAAACATTCTCGATAACCCTGGCCGCTGGCGTTGTCGAGCTGGCTAAAGTAAGGGATGTAGACCTGTTGATCAATGCCTGATGCTTTCCACGCATCAACCCAGGCGGCATCTTCCTCAAGTAGCTCTTGAGGCAGGGATTCTTCAAGCTCTTTAACAGCGGCAAGTTGATGAGGAGTGCCACGGAACCAATGGAAGAAAGGGAGTAGAGAAAGCACAATTACAACCCAAACCCACATTTATTTTTCAACGCGCTCCGTAGGAAATAGCAAATTTTTCAAATAGGTGCACGCGACATCGTCTAATTCATTATCAGTCTGCTCGCTGATCTTGATCAGACAATCCAACAGCAACTGTTTTACGGCCTTTGATTTGATGAAGCTAAACAGGATTGGCTTTAGAAGTAAAACCATGACGGCACTGTATGTGCCAGAAGTCTAATGTCTGTCTTGTATCCCTTCAAGACGAGCAATCGCTCTTTCGGCGTCGCTAAGCCTGGCAAACACTTCTGTCGATATGGCGGTCTGCTCTCTACGGAAAAGATCGACTTGAGCACTTAAATTGTCTACAGAGCTTGTGAGGCGCACCAACGAATCACGACCCTGCTGGCTTTCGCGGCCTGCGCTTTTGGCAGCCAGGGCACATGCCCCCACGCTTGCCCCAGCTATAGCCGCCCAAACCTCTACCACACTTTTCGACCTAATTACCGCACATCATGGCAGAAGAACAGGGTAAGCAGGAGCAAGAAAACGACAACTCACGATTAGGTGATGTCATCAAAGTTGTGTTGCTCGGCTGGGCAATGGCAATCTTGACCGCAAATTACTTAGGGGTCTTTAAGCAGTCTCTTGACCCCACCTACCCAGCTTCCATTCTTTCTGGCACGGCAGCGTCCTTTGGCCTAGCTGTCGGCAACAATAAAAAGAAAAAAGAAGAGCCTACAATCAAAGAACAAACTCCTACGTCCAAACCCAAATGAGACGTTTTCTCTTTGTATCGTGCCTAACGTTTTTTGCGGTAAGTCCTGCTTCAGCGGATATTACGCACGCTATTAAATCCTCAATCTCGCTAACTGTTGATGGAGCAGCGTCCCAATCAATTCGGCAACCGTCTTCATTTTCAGTATCTGGCTCTAACGTCACTTTGGGTACTGCTCCTAAGCTGGGGACACTTACTTCCGGCACTGCTCTTGGGTATACTCCTGGCGTTTACAGTATTACTACTGCTGGTGACAGCTTTTCGTATTCAGAGTCGTACCTAGAAGGCGATGATGTTCCAGCTTTACTCTCTACAACTGTTACTGGTGGCGTAGTCCCTGCACTGCCTACTTTTTCTAATCAAACAGTTACCTCCGGAGGTACAGCAGGCACATTGGCCGGTACGCTCGCGACCGACGGGGCACTCACAATCACTGCAGGTGGTGCAGGTACAACTGCAATTGGTCAAGTTATTCAAGAGCTAACTATTCGATGAGGATCCTGCTGTTGTTGCTTTTGGCTGCTCCAGCAGCAGCCGTACCAATCGTTCCTAACTTCCAGCAAGGAACACTTTCCAGCACGACAAAGACAACGTCCAAGGTTATTGAAGTCATTAACTCCTACGAATATCGTACGGGTTATGAGTACACGGCTAGCGGCACAAATATCAAACCGTCTGCAGGTCTCGCTCCACAAAGCTTGACCACAACTACCAATACCTTGAACGGTATTTCAAGCAAGTGGACTGGGCTTGACCCTGCATCAAGACCAACTTGGAGCATCGTTAACGAAGGTGCTGCTTTTAGCTTTGTTGAGACTTTATCTGCTCCAGGGCTTACAAATCACACGTTAATAAACAGAGAGACTGACATCGAATCACTTACAGAAACCACCAGCACCTTTACCCAATGAAGCGTGTCTTAGCAGCCCTGCTGTTATTGGCTGAGCCGGTAAACGCTCAGGTTTCAAGCACTGCCGCTCCAGTCGCAAACAGTAGTGGATCGGTTACAAACCAGGCTGTCCAGGTCGTACCAAGCAAAACATTCACCTCTGTGATCAATGGCGTTAGCTGCCAAGGTGCAACCCTGACGATCAACCCTTTCCTTAGTTCAACTACTGGCTGGTCTGATCCGTACGAAAGGTATTACAACGAGCCTGTCTATGACACGCTTGATTTAGTTGGTGCGTTTGACCCAGAAGGCAATCCCGTTCCAGATGGCAGACCTGACAACCCAGGCAGCGTCTTGTTTCATAAGCCAGTCAGGACGGGTCAGAAAACAAACTTCTCAGTCAATGGCGGCGTCACTGCACAAATCTCGATTCCGCTAGATCGAAGCCATATCCGCACTTGCCGCGCTGCAGCAGAAAAACAAGTGCAGCTTATGGAAGCCAGCCTTGCCGATAAACGCCTCAATTACGAAATAGCTAGGTTGCGAAACTGCGCTGACCTGATGAAAGAAGGCGTGATTTTCCACCCTTCCAGTCCTTATGCGTCGATCTGTGCTGATGTCGTCTTAGTCAATCCGCCAGGTGTCTTACCGCCCCACACACATTCAATTCCTACTTCTTCAACGACCGCTGAAACTTCCGACGCTGCCAAGCGGACTCAACAGCAACCTTCTTCCCCAGCTTCTCCTTAATTTTCTTGATCGTCTTTTTAACGGTCGGCTTGATCGTTTTAAGCAAAATATCGCCTAATGGTTTGGCTAAGACTGCCGCTGTTGTCGCAACAACCGCAATCGTTGCAGTCGTGACCACAACAGGCGAGCCAGGTAAATGGTTGCCGAGAATCGCTGGTATGTCCAACGACTTGAACTGGGTTTTGCATTCTCCATCGACTCGCTTATACCCAGTAATGACAGCAGTCTGAAGCTTATTTTTTGCTCCTATAGGTATTGCGTCTGGTGGCGGACACGGTAATTCTGTGTCTACATTTGGAATGCCGGTTGGATTGGACGCCATCGGTGAAGGGGACCGAGCCGGTTGTTTCGAGGCAGCCGGTTTTTCTTTTGGGTCTACTGGCGGTGGCTTAGCTGATCCGTAAGTCAGCGTTCCAGGCGTAAAGTCCAACGCAGCAGGAAACGATGGCATCGTTCCATCGCAAACAGTGAAGTTGCCCTTCGGATCTGTTGTGTAAGCGTCTGGATTGCCAGGCTGTGCATTTCTTGTCTCGACGCATCCAGGTATATCCGCAACCGGAAAACCCAGCATTAACGTAACTGGCGGCTCAGACGGAATGCTTTGCGGCGGGATACTTCTCCAAGTTGGTATTTCTGGAACGCCAATACGCCCCACACCAATCTCGGGTATTTCCGGCATCTATCAGAACGGCGACTTGATGCTGCTTGGAACTGGCAAGCCTGTTTCTGATGGCAACTCAGGCATCACGTCATCAACTGCTGGGACCATGTCAAGCACCATTTCAGTCAGTTCAAGCTTTAGCTCACTGATATAAAGCTTTGTCAGTGATGGGATTTTGGTATACAAAACTAACGACCCAACAACCATCGTTCCACTCATTAAGAACCCAAGAGCACCGGCCAGATTAAAGAAGCGTTGCATGATGATGACAGATAAAACAAAAGGCCCCCTTGCGGGAGCCCCTTGTCGGCCTGTGTGAGAAACCTAAGCTAGTTATAGCCTAGAAATTGTACTTGGCACCCATTTTTGTCCCAAACACAGGGTCGTTAGCGGTCGTAATGCCTGAAAGCTCGCCGTAGAGGCTAAAGCCAGAATCAGCAACGGTCACGCTGCCGCCCACTTTTCCTGAGAGTTCTGCGTTTACGTCGTCAGTGTCATCGACTAGCGCAAAGCCACCTTGGGCATAAAAGCCATAAGCACCTTCGCCACCTTCGTAGCCAAGATGGATGTCGGTCACACTTCCTTGGAACCCGTCAACGTAAGAGCCATTGTTCTCCACGTTCACATAAGGGCCTGCCAAGGCAGCTGAACCAGCGAGAACACCAGAAACAGCTACTGCGAATGCTTTGATCATTGTTGAAAGAGTCAACGTTTTCTGTAGGTACATTAACTGGGACAGTCAATGGACAGTTACAAATCTGTTTCTCAGTTCTCGTCACTACCAGGCCAAACCGAGTGCTTACGGTTTAGGCCCGTGTAAAGACCACGCTTTGGATGGTCAGCCTTGTCCCGACCTTCCAGCATGTAAAGCATGGTCATCCATGTATTTCTATTATTTTGGGCCTCAATGTCAGTGGCTCCGTAAGAAGCGGACATCATTGGATCGGGCTTAGTAGTCACGTCGTTCATCCTCGTAAAGGTCATCGTCTGGATCAAACGCTAGAAAAAGGGTTGTCAGCACAGCCCCCGCTAGCGCACCAAAAATAAACGTCATTCAGATGCGTTGTCTGGGTCGGCAGTCCACGCACGGTAGTCAGATCCAGTCACATATTCAGCCAAGGCTTGCACCCGTGCCAGATCAGCATGGGGCGATACATCACCAATCTTGGCGCAGTCTTCAATTGCTTTGACTTTGGTGCCGCATTCAGTGCGAATGGTTTGACGCCAAGTCTTCCAACCAGCATTCATTGTTTTGCTGGTTTCCTTGGCTTTGATTACGCGCCAATCAGAAGGCTGCAGCATTGTGTTTGCTGTGTGCTTTGTTTGAGCAACCCAGCCGGTTTGCAGGTCTGTATAGGTCTTAGGAATTAAGTTGCCGTCAGCGTCGCAACCCCAATAAAATTTTTGGTCATAGGCCGGAGCATTATCTCCCCAAGTAATACCTAGCTTTGCACGATCTTGTGAACTGCTTAGGCGTAACCAGTTAGCAGGGTATTGAACGTCGTTGTGCTCCCACGGAATATCCATGGGTAGACCGCGCGTGCCGATGTAATAGCCCATAAGGATGCAGGTGATGAACTGAGTTTAACGAGCAAGCCCGCCATTGCTGGCGAACGGATTAGAAGCAAATGCGAGATATAGATATGTAGCGCCAGATTCATTTGTGCTGTTATGCGCGGTTCTGCATTTAAAACCATTTGACAAAAAATCTAAATTAAAATTACTACCGTCTGACTCAACTCCATAGTCGTCTGGAAAAAGCCTGTCGTCAGTTACATTGAAAGTAGAGCGTGCATTGTCTATCAATTGCCAAGATTTTGTAGCGTCAGTTCTTTTAATAAGAAGCCACGCAATTTTAAATCCGGTGTGAACAAAAACGCCGTCCGTGGACCCTGTGCCGGTGTATGAACCTATTGCGCTGTAGCCCGCGACAGGTGCGAAGCAGTAGGCGATCATGCTTGAATTGTTTGGAGCAATAGCAGTACTTGTCCCAAATACTGAAGATGTAGGTTCTGCAGACCCCCATATGTTTGAATAAGAACCAGCGGCTGCAGTGGAATTTAAAGCAAGGTATTTGTCTTTTGTTGTTGGCTTTGAATAAACACCCCACGTATAAGTTGCGTCTAGTCTTTTTGAAATAATCAGTTCAGGTGGTGCTGAAAGGCCGTGTCCAACTGTTCCATCACCATTTGTATAACTAACAATCGAGAACCCAGCACTTGGCTGGGCTCTTACTTGTGAAGCAATGCTGCCGTCGTTGTTAGTTACAGGAGAACCTGTTCCAGCGTCCCACGCCCAGGCTGCGTAGGTTTGGTTGTTTGCGTTAGTGGTGCCATCACTGCCAACTGTAAAACCATCGCTATTAAATGAAATTAACCATGTTGATGACGTGGACTCTCCCTCAGCGTCATCAGATTTTAGTCTTTTAGTAACGCCTCTAATTGTGTCAAACAATGCGTGACTATATGCAGCAGACCTGCCTTTGAACCATAAAAAGTTTGGCGAAAATTTTAAGCCACTCTGTGCGTTACTGCTATTGCCGTCACCCGTATATAACTTCGTATCAAAATACTTACTGCCATCCGCAATCGTTGGGGTCGGTAAGTTTGCGGTGTTTAAAGACTTGTAGCCGCTTGGTGCGGCATACGCGAAGGCACGTTGGCCGAAGTTGACTTGTACTGTGGCGCCTGAAGCATAAGGACTTACGCCAAAGAAATAAGTACCACTTGGCAAGGTTCCTCCGTTAAAGATTGTTGCCGCTCCTTGACTCGTGCCGTTCTTGTAAAATGTCAGCGATCCATTGTCTAAATCAGCAGCTACACCGATAACGTCATTATTTGTGTACCCGGCACTTCCGTAACTTGAACCTGAACCCATAGCATCGTTTTGAATGAAACCCCCTTCTGCTCTCCAAGCAAAACCATTGTTGCCATTTTGATATGCAATTTGTTTATCAATTCTTACTATCTGTTCGATACCAATGTACATTGTGCCATCAACATTTGCAGTAGGCTTGACTTCGAAATACCATTTACCTGAAGACACTCCGATTGTTGAAACAGCAGTCCTGTAAGCATTGTTTGTTTTTGTTAGCTCTAAATTACCGTTAGACAATGTGATATCAGAATGCAAATTTAGAGGGTTGAGCGTCGCATAATTGCCAACAATTGATCCGCCGGGATCACCGCCAGTTGATGCAGTGCCGTTGCTTGGTGAGTCAACTAGGGAGTCAATTCCTTCGTTGCCAGCCCCAACCGCAATTAATGAACTTGCATAGTATCTATTAGATGTAGACATCCCTCCTACATTGTTGATACCAGCAGTTGACGTCAGCAATGGAGCACTTGGCGCTGTAAAATTTGTCGTACGTCCTTCGCCTATATAAATAACTGCATCTACTAAATAACCTGTTGTTGAAGTACCTATCCCAAAGAAGAAAAAATCGTCATTTGCGCTAACTGAATAGGTGACATTGCCGCAATCAGTGTTAACAACAGCCGAACCATTTACAAACCCAGTAAGAGTATTCCCAGACCTTGATAGCGCGATGTGCTGCCAAGTGTTATTGCTTAAATGAGAGCTGCCGCTAGTGTTTGCACCCCCGCTTTTGTGTCTAACTTTTACTTTTCCGTCAGATCTTACTTCAAAATATTTGTAATTGTCCGACAGGTCAACGCCTATCTGATGACCGCTAACTAATGAGTCAAGCCTGACCCAACAAGCCATGAAAAAATCAGCGGCTGCACTATTGGTCGTAACGACTTTTGCTCCACCGGAATTAACGCGCATTGCGGCGCCTTCGTAGTGGCCACTGTTTCCAGTTGGCGCTGAGCCCGGAGTTGCTTGACTTACAGTCCCTAAATCAGTGTAAGTAGCTGCAGTATCGTCATAGTTGTGACCTCTAGTTTTATTTAAAGGCCCACCACTGACACTTAGATTGCTGGGCGTCCAGTTGTTACTATTCCCGGAAGTATCTTTCCCTAGAGTTGTTGCAGTTGCGCCGCTGTTATCTGCAAACTTAAGCCTGAATCCATTCGTTCCAAATGTAAGCCCAGACGTGTCAATGGCTTGCCAGACCCCGTTATCGTCAAACGCCCCGAATGACGTAGCGTCAAGCGCAGACCCGTCAATGAAATTTACTTCGGCTAAATAGCCGTTTAAAAAGCCACTAGGATTGGAAATAGCACCTATCGTATGCGCGATATTATTATTTACATGTCCTTCGTAATTTTGGGATGGATAAGTTTCAGTAGCAAAATCAGTAACTTGCAATCCGTTTATATACAAT